CGTAATCTTCTAGTATTTGTTTCATTTTGGCTTCCAACTGCATTTCTGATAGTTCTTCTAGCTTTCCATGCTTTATTATTTTTCTGTCTATATATAACCCTGCTGCTTTGCCTCGGTTCGTTTCAGCGTTTACAGCACTTGAAAAACTTCCTTTCTTCAAAGCCATCTTTTTAATTCTATCTAGTTCTGCTATGTGGCTCTCATAAGTAACTTCAAATTTTTTCATTCTTTCTTCTTTAAGTCCACCTACATATTGTACTACCAATGGAGAAAGTCTAGGATTCAAAAGTTCTGATCCTTCTTGTCTACTTCTAAGTTTACTATATCCAGCTAGTTCAGCTGCCTCTGATTGAGAGACCGGGCCATCAGGCCCACCAAATACTACAAACTCTGCAAACCTTTTCTGCATCTCAGTTAATCTTTTTGGAACTCCCATGTTGAATTAATCCTTTCTAACTTCTCTAGTTAATTTTCTATCCACTTTTTGCCTTTTAATTGCACTTTTAGGAATTATAATTCTCCCGAATCTCCCTTGTCTTTGAGAGGGTGAACTAAAAGGTGTTCTTTTAGGTGCAAATTTTTCAAATAATCTACGTCCAACTCTTACTTCTCTGGGGGTTAAAGTAGTTTTTAAAATTAATCTGTCTTTTTTAGGTATAGGTTTAACACCCCATTTTGAATCAACATCTGTGTTGCTTTTAGCAAAACTTTTAGCTGCATCAACTCTGCCTCTATCCGCCTTTTTAGTTTTAGCTCTCTCAAAAAAGTATCTTCCTTGGTATTTACTATTAATCTTGTTTAAGGGGTCAGAAGCAACGTCTTTTTTTTTACTTGTACCTCTAATAACGTTAATTGTTTTTTTTAATAATTCAAGTTTTCCCATGTTGACATTTTAAGGTAACTATCCTATAAAGTCAATATGAAAGATAAACAAACATATAAAAACCACAAAGAACATGGAGAAGATATTAGCCATGAAAACGAAAGAAAACACATAAATAGAGTTAACCATTTAACTACTGATGATAGAGGCCCTGCCGATCTATCTTTTGTTATAGATGATTATAGAAAACAACTTTATGAAATGCAGCAATATAAATCTCAATGTATCCAATTAGAAAATCAACTCAAGGGTAGCAAGGCTATCATTGAAGACTTTGCAAAAGCTATTAAAGAATTAAAAAACTTTGAATTGTCGCAAGCTAAAGAAATAGATAGACTTAATGAGTATGTTCAGATATTAGAATTAGAAAAAAGAAAATAATAATGTTAGTTCACGATCTTCAAACTTTCTTGTCTAAGTTTACCGAAGGAGCCAAAAAAGGCACTCAAGGTAATGCTCTATCTCATGCAAAAATCTTTGTTGAACGTAATGGTTTTTTGGAAGAGATTAAAAAAATGGAAGTACATGAGAGTAATATTATAGGTCAACCTGGTCACAGATTGGTCTTAAAAACTCAACAAGAGAAAAAATTTACCATTGCTGATAGTCTTAAAACAGGCTCATAATGCATGTAAGGGTTACCCTTAAAAACCTATGGGTCCAGAGGCTAAATTATATCAAAAACTTAAAAGAGATTGGAACGAATTTTCGTTCAATAGATTGGAGAATTCCAGCTTACTTGGTACTCCTGATCTATTGGTCTACAATAATAATAGTCACTTCTTCACTATCGAATTAAAAGTTACAAAAAGTAAGAAAGTTCGTTTTTCTCCACACCAAATTGCCTTCCATTATAAGCATCCGACAAATACTTTTATCATAGTCCAGGCCCTTGGTCCGAGGTCCTTGAATACTTATTCAATGTACCGTGGATCACAAATCTTGGAGCTTGATGCTTGCGGCTTGGAGCTTGAAGCTTGTAGCTTGGGGCTTGACGCCTGCTACCTGGAACTTGCCGCGCTTGGAGCTTGACGCTTGGAACTTGGATCTTCCTCAGCTTGGAGCTTGACGCTTATAGCTTCTTTTTTTCTGAATATTGGAGCATGGGCCCTGGTCACTGGGACAATCTTTTTATTCGGATCATGGCGCCTGCACCAGCCGCTGCCGTTTTTAAAAAAAATCATTAATGTTTTCCGTATGATATATTTGAAATATCTTTATTCCAACAAGCCCGACACTCTTTACACTTGCCGCCCTGCGTTGGAGCTGGACAACTAGGCGCGCCGTCTGTCACTACAGTCGACGTATGACTCCAGGCTTTGGGCGCTGGTCCGTCAACCTTAGACCCTGATAACCTGATCACCATATTATCCGGAACCGCTTCAGGTGCTGGGAGGTATGGACGCTCTTGTGTGGGCATCCAGTGTTTAACGTGTGGCGTTAACCTTGCAACTTCTAAAATATTGGCCATATGCTCGTGGCTCTGTACATCGCCGGCGTCGTGCCATCTAAACCATGTTTGATTTTTAACTTTTGAAACCATCGCTTCAACCCATAACGGGTGAGTGAGTGAGTTAAGCCTTACATATTGCGCTGCTTTGATAGCCGGGTATCTTGTATAATTGCCCTTTAATGCATAGCAACCGAAACACGGTGAGCTTTCAACTTTTCGAAGCTTAGCGCCCGTTTGGCATTCCCACGCCGGGAGGCTATAACTTAGCCCCGGCATTTTTGAGGTTTTTGTAAATGAGCCCGTAATCTTTAACGCTTCTTTTATTAACATTTTTATTTCTCCTGTATATTTTAATTAATAGTATTATTTAATTGTGTTCATTTTAAGGCTTGGCGCTTGACGCTTGCCGCTTGAATCTTCCTCCCCGGGCCCTGTTCCGTGGTTCTTGGGTCCCGAGTCTTTTAAAGAAGCGCTCGCAGCTGGCAAGATAGGATCGCGGCAGGTATCTATGATCTTGTAGAAAGTAATGTGTAAGATCTCTATGTTTAATTCTTTTCATTATGAAGCCATCCAAGTTACATATTTTTCATTTTGGTTAATTACAATTACATTGGACCCAGTCTCAATCCAAACTTTAGCGCCGCAGCTTAGAGGCTTATCTGGACTATAGATTACTCTGCAGGGACCTTGGATCTCTACTTCATGACCGTAGTTATTTTCTTTGTAAGTTTTAACCGTGATCACCGGTTCACGTTGGCCGGTCTTTGCATTGCTTTTTATAATATGCTGGTTAATATGTATGTATTTTTTCATTTATTTCTCCTGTATGTTAACTTATTATATAGTACTTAATTGTGTTCATATTAAGGCTTGCCGCTTGAAGCTTGCCGCTTGACGCTGCTCCCTGGCCCGTGGGCCGGGATCACTCTTCAGTGATCTCCTCGTGTGGTAATCTTGTTTCGTCCCATGGTCCGCCTGCATGAGCTGGTTTATCCTCGTCCCATACACCCTGGACCTCCGGGTGAGAAGCTACACTGTATCCAGCAGCCTGCAGGGCATTCTTAATCACCCACGCCGGATCCTGGATCCTATTAGGCTCTTCCTGCCATCTCCATTCAAATTTAACTTGTGCTTTCATTATCCCTCGCTCTTTGTTTTGTTGCGCTGTCTTCTTGATCTTTTTTTACCAGTCTCAAGATCTCTTCCATAGCATCGGCTATTCTTTTTAAGTTATCATTGGCTATATACAAATGACCGTTTGTTTCTTTTTCCATCTTATTTCTCCTTTATTGATTAAGTATACATCCTATATTATCCCGTAATCATTGTCAAATCTTTATTTAAAGTTATCCACACAACTACAGGTTGCATCGCTTGGAGCTTGCCGCTTGTAACTTGTAACTTCTAACTTTCAACTCCTGGTTGTACGGACCAGTTGGTGTAACCACGTAGGCGGGATTTTTATAACGCGTATTATTAAATCCTGCACCGCACGGTACTCGCGACCTATGTTATAGAGGTTGCCCTCAGTCTAAACACCATCCGATCTGGATCAGTCCGGTAGCGGAGGTTAATTCCCATATCACCGGTACTTCTTACAATATCCAAATTGCAACCTGGATATTCAACGCATCTGATCCCAGATCCATTAAAGGCCCATGAATAAATTCCTGGTACTTACATAATGGATCAGGGATCAGTAGCAGGTAAGACAAGAAACCTGCTATTGAAACCTACTTGCTTTTATTGGTGCAAGTCCCAAAAAGATTTATAGTTTTAAGAGCCGATAAATCTTTAAATGTGGGCTAAAGTTAATATAGGTGTTGACAATCTATTGTCAAGGGATAATATAGGATTAATTAAAATAAATAAATAACCAAAGGAAACATGACAAATAAAATAAGAATGAATACCGAGTTAAGAAACAAGTTGTTTAATAAAATTAAACACGTGTTTGAAAATGAAAGCACACAAGAAAGAGAAAGCTATCTACAAGCTAGAGAAAATGTTGATGTTCAATATAAGTCAGCATTTGAACTAGCCAAAGAAGTAGTTGAACGTGCTTATCCACCAGAAGATGTTGCAACTTTAAGAACATACAAAAAGAAATATGGCGACGCAGTTGATGTTGTAGCCAAAGACAAATGTTTTTATTTTGCACACAACGAAGCTGTTGATGATGACAATGACGCAGTTGAAACTAAATCACACTTTGATTTTGGTTTGTTTGGTAATCTAAATGGCGACGAGTATAATAGCAACGAAGGTAAAAAGTTTGCATATGCTTATTTAAGAGAAGACTTAAAAGCAATGGACTTAAATCCTGATATACTTGCACAGCAAGATAAAAACCAAGACAATCCACACAAGACAAAACACATGGAACTTAATGATAAAGCATTAGGTAGTAATGGTAATCGTAGATATAGTGATGATAATATAGGCATGACTAAATCTTTTAATGAACAATTCTATCTTGATGTCATTGGAACTAGCCATTGTCGTTCTCGTGCTATTGCTTGTACTCAAAATGAATACAAGCAACTTGAAGCGTGGAGAATATCCAAAGGTCAATTAGTTGCTACTCATCAAACGTGGGTTGATAGTATAACCAAACAATGCGACCAATTAAAAATTGGATTGAAAGCATATAGATACTTAAGTGAAGCAATAGAACTTGCAACAGAACTAGGTATTGAAGTTGAGGAAAGTGAGTTGATTAGAACTAACTCAACAGGCTTAACAATCTACAATCCTAAAAATCTTGCTGATTTAATTAAAGGTCTAAAGAATAACAGACCTTTAACAACAGCACAGAAGATAGAAGCACGAAAACAATATGAACAAAGCGTAAATTAACATTTGACAAGCCTATCCTATTAATGATAGGATAGGCTATAACAAACATACAGGAGAAATAACATGGAAATAAATAAACAATTCACAATCACTTACTACTCAAATAAAGACAGTAAGCATATTACAAGACGTGGTCAATGGACTGATAAGTGTAAATATTGGACTAGTAAAGTTGGAAATAGTTTGATAACTTATTTTGATATGGACGCACAAGGTTATAGAACTGCCAAAGGCAGTTGGAAAGTGAGGTCATAATGTTGAAAGCATTTTACTTTGCATTGCATTTTGCAATGATATTCTTAGGTGTAATAATTGCTATCCACATTCATATGTGGATAGGCTTAGCAATATTTGGTTTATTCACAATTAAATTTATGTTAATGTTACCGGACTTAAATGAAAGGACAGAGATATAATGGAGTATGTTTTAATAATAATGATAGTACTAATAATAACAATTAGAATATGGAGTGATAAATAATGACACAATTAAATGATGAACACTTTGAAATAATAGAGAAAAACAAAATAGAACGATATGAACGACAGAAACTAACTTACCTAGAAGATAGAATAGATATGGTGGAGAAAGCACTCGAGAGCCATGCAAAAATCTTAGCTAGATTTCAAATGACTGAGGGAGATAACTCATGAGTAGTTATGTATGGTGCCATGGACCAACTTGCCACACTTCAAACACTCAAGATAGAATAAGAGGTGTCAAGGGTAGCAAGGTTTTAAGAACTCGTAAGGTTGCATGCTCTCAATGGAATAGAAATAGTATGTATTCTTATTTTTGTAGTAATGGTTGTTATAATGATTTTGCTAATAAACATATAGAACAAGTCATAGCCATTGCACCGAGGACCGAGGCTCTTGAAACACCTATAGATGTAATCAAGGAACAAAGGACCGATTGGAGTGGCAGTTCATATACAGAAACAAAGATAGTAAGGGTTGACAACAATGGTGGATAGTATAGGATAGTTATATATTAATCAATACAGGAGAAATAATATGACAAGAACAATTAAAGCCGAGTACATGCCAGGAGGTGAGAGACGTCAAGAGATGTTAGACAAAGCAATTGACTACATCAAGACACCTGGACAAACTCAACAGATCAAACATGAGTTCTGTTTAACATATCTTAGAATGACAGAGACCGAGTATCTTGAAGCGCTTAACTCGGCGACCAATGGCGCAATGGTCAAGGATCTTTGGAACTAATAACAGTTGACATAACTATCCTATTAATGATAGGATAGTTATATATTAATCAATACAGGAGAATACAAATGACACAGACAAACACAACAGCAGAGTTCAAGATTATCACAGACAAAAAAGATGAGCCAGATTATAAGGCAGTGTCTAAGTTTGTTGGTGGTATGGTTGAGGTTGTATCAATGCCAAATGGTGATTTACTTTTATTAAATGAAGAGGGCAAACTAATGGGCTTACCATTAAACTTAGAAGCAACTGCAATTTGGAAAGACACTTTTGATAATGATAACTATATTACAGGGCGTAATGACTTCGTTGTTGGGCCTGCCATACTAATTAGAGCCAAGGCTCTAGATACTTGGGCTAACTAAACCGAACACCAACTGTGTGGTCCTGTAGGACCACACTCACACAACCCCAGGTTGTGCGGCATTGTTCACACCCACCACGGATCAAGGCACCCGACCCACCCAATCTATCTAGTACCTAAGCCAGATCCGAATCAACTTCAAACCTATATGATCGATACACCTTTATATAAAAGGGGGTCCCACTACTCTAGGATATATTGCTTGTTTTAGAGAGATAGAGGTGATAAAATACTTCTTCACTATAAAAGTGCGACAAAAAAATTATAAAAAATTTTTATGGATTTAAATAACATAGATATAAGTAAGCTTCCTGCTGATATACGGAGAGAATATTTACAATATAAAGTAATGCATGCTGAGAAGAAAATTCAAGGCAAAGCAAAAAATGACTTCATGTCATTTGTTAAATGTGTTTGGCCTGATTTTATAGAAGGTGCACACCACCGAGTCATCGCTCAAAAGTTTAATGATCTTGCCAATAAAAAAATTAACCGATTAATTGTTAATATGCCGCCTAGACATACAAAGTCTGAATTTGCGTCATTCCTATTACCCGCATGGATGGTGGGCCGTAATCCTAAACTCAAGATCATTCAAGCAACCCACACAGGAGAATTAGCTGTAAGGTTTGGTCGTAAGGCTAAGACATTAATTGATAGTGAAGAATATGCTAAAATATTTGAAACAAGGTTAAGAGAAGACTCGCAAGCTGCCGGTAGGTGGGAAACAGCACAAGGCGGCGAGTATTTTGCGGCTGGTGTCGGTGGAGCTATTACCGGACGGGGTGCTGACTTATTAATTATTGATGATCCACACTCAGAGCAAGATGCAATGAGTCTTAACGCCTTCGACAATGCGTATGAATGGTATACATCTGGTCCACGTCAAAGGCTTCAACCTGGAGGACAGATTGTATTAGTTATGACAAGATGGTCAAAAAAAGATTTAACTGGAATTTTATTAAAAAATCAAAAAGAAGTAAAAGGCGATCAGTGGGAAGTAATAGAATTTCCAGCAATTATTGATGACCAACCTGTTTGGCCTGAATATTGGAAATTGGATGAACTTGAGAAGGTTAAAATAACTTTACCCGTTGCAAAATGGAACGCACAATGGATGCAAAAGCCAACTTCTGAAGAAGGAGCTATAATAAAACGTGAATGGTGGCAAGTTTGGGATAAAGATGAACTTCCTTATGTTGATTATGTAATTCAAAGCTATGATACTGCGTTTTTAAAAAAAGAAACTGCCGATTATAGTGCAATTACTACTTGGGGAGTGTTTTATCCAGATTCAGACTCTAAACCTAATTTAA